TAATCTTATTACTAATATAATTCCTAGTATTACTAATAGTGTTTTTACTACTATTTTTACTAGTGTTTTTAATTATGCTACTAATTATGATACTGATTATGATACTAATTGTAATCTTATTGATGCTGTTTTTAGTATTCTTGCTACTAATTATACTACTGTTGGACTTAAACTTAATGAACATATATTTTATTTAATTTTTGTTAATTGCTATTGCTATTAAACTATATTACATATATTTGCTTTGTAAACCTTATAATAGTGTTATGAGTAAAGATGATTTAGATGAAAGTTCTAGTAGATATGATAATAGAAATGAATATGAATATTCTACTTATCATGTTGAATCTACACTTAGTAAACTTAAATATAAACGTAAATCAAAACTTAAATTCGGTTTAGCCGAGTAAATAACAATTTAAAATTACAATTATTATGACTAGTTTAAATGCTACGATTGAAGATAAGAATTATGTTCTTAATCTTCCTACTTCTCTTTCAGAGATTACAGTTGAGTATCTTACTGAACTTGCTAATTGTGTTAATCTTCCTAAGTATCATTGTCTTGTAGCTATTGTTTATAAGCAGAAGCTTATTGAACTTATTAACATGGCTAAGACTAAGAAGGAAACTACTAGCTCAGTTATTCCTGTTCTTGCTAAAATTGGCGATACTGATAAGGAAACTGAATCAATTACTTCTAATGTAGGTGATAAGCTTATTATTACCGGTACTGATTTATCTCGTGGTATTCATGTTAATATCCCTGGTAATGTATTGTCACTTAGTGCTGTTATGAGCTTTATTTCAGCTGATAAAGAACTGTTGAAGAAGTGTATGTCGCTTGCAGTATATAATGGTGAAGAGCCTCCTTATCATTATTTTGTTGAATTTAAGATTGTTCCTTTTAATGATATTAAAGGCAATTTTGTTGATTATATTATTGCTGAAAATAAGTTTCTTCAGCTTGTTAAGTAATATAAGATTATAAAGATGAAATTGCATAACTTCCTTCTACGGGGGAAGCCTTGATAATTAACTTAGGTAATGGCAATAAATTAGGTTAAACAAATATGTGTGATGTAGTAATAAACTATTGCTGTTACCTAAGTTTAATTTTAGTAAAGATATGAAACAAACTATTAAATTTCCTTCTGGTTATGATGTAGTTGTAGTTGATAAAAATGATGTACTTAGGACATTAAATGCTAGTGTAACTGACAAAGAAGTTCTTCTAGAAATTATATCACAAATTGAAATTCAAAGTGATAAACTATGTAGAGAAGGTAGATGGACAGGTATTCCTTATTTAGGTAATCTTCGTGTTCCTGCTATTACTAAACATAGAAAAGATATGGCAGAACTTTATAGAACTGCTTATAAAACACTTCCAAAAAGTGAATATTTAGCATTTGTAAGAAAATCTACAGCTGATAAATCAGAAAGAATTAAAAATGAACGTTTATTTAAATATCAAGTATCATTAAGTATTAAACGTAATCCAAAACTTTATAAAGAGCTTTGTAAAGATAAAGGAACTAAATATGCTAATTTCTATTTTTATAGTAGATATAGTATTATTCCACAACCTATATATTCTAATTACGATGCTAATGATGATGATATTTACGAAACTATTGTAGATGTATGAAACCTAAGTTAGATATTGATAGGCTAATAACTGTTGATGATAATGGTATGCCTAAAGCACCTACATTAAGACAATTACTTGACAAAGATATAAAAGAACTTTATAGTCGTGACCCGACTAAAGATAAAGAACTTTATATTAAAGAATGTGGTGTAATATATTGTTTAGGTGATCCTAAATCTCCTGCTAAGCAAAAAGGACTTAGCACTAAAGAGTGTATTAAATATGCTATAGAATATTATAATCTACCTAAAACATATCAGCCAGATATGTTAGTTTTAAAGATAGCTAAGCGTTATTATGATGAAAATATTACAGAAGCTGGTGTTGCAGTTGAAATTCTACAACAAGCTATTCATAATTCTGCTGTTGCTATTAAAAAACTTAATAACTACTTAAATGAGTGCTTAGATGCTTCTGATAGTATTGAAACAACTAAACAAATTATTGAAGTTATTCGTGCTCTTAAAGACCAATCAAATGATATACCTTCAATAGTTAAAAGATTGGAAGAAGCTAAGCAAAATCTGATGTATGAAACAGAAGCTCAACTTAGTAGAGGTGGTGTAAGTATAACTAGTTCTATGGATGGTGACGAATATGATTAATATATTACAACTATGGACGATAGATATAAAAGTGTATTTCTTTATTTTCAAGAAGATGGACATAAGTATGAAGATAGTTTAGGACATAATTATAAATCTGTAACTACTCTTATACAAGATTATGTAGCACCTTTTGATAAGAAGTATTGGCTTCATCGTAAAGCTAAAGAACTTGGTATTAGTGAAAAACAACTTGAAAAACAATGGCAAGATATTACTGAAGAGGCTTGTACTAGAGGAACCAAAACCCATAACTATATAGAAGATGGAATTAAAAGTGTTAGTATGTTTAAAGATGCTATTAAATATCTTACTGATATTGATAGCGGTAGGTGTGTCACTGTTGCTGATATTCCTGATTTCACGGCTGTTCCTTTGGATATTCCAAAATTTATTGAAGCAACCGAAAATAAATATCCCGAAATATATGAAGTTTTTAAATTTTATACTGACCGTGGATATACGATTTATAGTGAGATTGGTGCTTATCTTATTGATTATCTTATCAGCGGAACAATTGATGTACTTGCTATAAAAGAAGATAGATTTGTTATTCTTGATTGGAAAACTAATCGTGATGGTCTTAAATTTGAAAGTGGTTATTATAAGAAAGATAAAACTACTAAGCCTGCTCAACTTACTGATGAATGGGTATATAAAGATGAAAGAATGTTAGCACCTGTTTCTCATCTTCCAGAATGTAATGGTTCTCATTATTCTATACAGCTTTCTATGTATGCTCTAATGGTTGAAATGATACTTGGCATACCTTGTGTTGGTTTAGCTTTATGTCATATTGCTTCTCCATTTTATAAAAATAAATATGGTCAGCCTTATAGAGATGAACATAATCAATATCCTATTGATCCTGATGGTAAAGAAACTGTTACATGGCATAAGATTAAATATCTTAGAAATGAATGTATAGCTATTCTTCAAGATAGAAAACTTAAACTTGATGCTGAAAATAAAGCTACTGGTCAAACTGAATTAAACTTAGAATATTATGATTAAAGAAAGAATTACTGACCTTTGTGCTTATGACTTTAAAAGTTTATTTAAACGTAAAGGTTATGTTTGGTTTGAAGAAGGATATTATAATCTTAATCTTCTAGCTATTAGAACTGAAAATCCAAACAAGGATTTTAATTTATTCAATGATGTTTTTGTTATAAATTATAAAACAAAACATGGTAATTGTACAAGAGTTTTTAATTGTACTACTACACCTGGAATTAAAAGTATTAAAGAGCCACAAAATGCTAAAGGTTGTGCAATACTAGTTCCTAATCAATATAGACAAACATGGACTATTGGTAAGCATAAAAATAAATATAGAGCTTTAGTTCAATATGCACCTGTTTGGGTATATAGAGATGGTAATAAAGATAATAAACTTGATATGTTACCTGATACTAAAGATTATGGAATGTTTGGAATTAATATTCATAAAGCAGGTAATCTTAGTAAACTAGTTGATAATTGGTCTGCTGGTTGTATTGTTTTTCAAAAAGAGCAAGATTTTAATGAATTTATGCGTCTAGTTGATGAACAAGTTGCTAATGGACATGGTAACAAATTTACATTTACTTTGTTAGATGAAAAAGATTTGGAAAAACATTAGTTGTACATCATGGCTCTTAATAGCATTAATATTAATGTTAGTAGGAGCTATTATTGATGTTCATATTAGTCTTAAAAAGATACAAACTAAATCTACAAAAGTAGTTGAAACTACATATATAATAGATAGTATAAAAACTGAACGTAAAGATATAATATTTAAAATTGATAGTTTGTATGAAATTAAAACTAAATATATTGAAAAAGTTAATAATGTTCCTGATGATTCTGTTTATGAGTTGTTTAAACAGCTTATATGGGAATGATGTTAGGAATATTTCTTCCTACGGGGGAAGCCTTGATTCTATTTATGTTTCAATAGCAGACCTTCGTAAAGCAAATGAAAAGCTAATTGAAGCTAATATAAACAAACAAATACTTGAAACTACAACACAGTTAGTTTCTAATCTTGAAACTGAAAATTCTATACTTACCGATTCAATTAATTCAAAAGTTAAAACTATTGATGAATTAAGTAAGTCAAATTATAAATATAGAAGATATAATAAATTTCTACTTGGAACTACTGGTTGTAGTTGTGGTTTATTGCTTATAATATTACTATTATGACTGTTGAAGAAACTATTAATACTTATCCATTTCTAAAGTATATAAATGAGGATAAATCTCATTATGTTCATGCTAAGGATAAAGGATTTAATGACCCAGATGATTTATTTCTTATTGGTGATAGTGGTGGTTTTCTTATGAATATAAATCCTGGAGATAGATTTGTTAATACATATCTATTTACTGAAATGGCTGATTTTTATCGTAAGAATGGTTGTTATACTTTTCTTAAAGTTGATAGCATACCTCATAGACAACTACGAAAGCGTGAAGAATATAGACGTCGTTTTGGTTATAGTGCTCCTTGTCTTCAAAAAGCTGATGGAAGTATAGTTGATGTTCGTATTACAGGTGCTCACTATAACTTCTTGAACTATACTTTAATGGAGAAGTTGAACTACAAATCAATATCTAAAAGTAATAATCTTAAAGCTGAAAAAATATATGACTTTAGTGATTTTATTGATGCACAGTTTTGGACATGGCATTGTATGGAATTTGCTGAACGTAATGGTTTTCATTTTATAATTGATAAAACTCGTCGTGGTGGTTTTTCTTATATGATGGCTTCTGATACTGCAAATCTTATAAATCTTAATAAACGTAAAGTCATTATTCATGTTGCTGCTGATAAAAAGTATTTAATTGATACAGGTGGTCTTACAGATTTTACTATAAATAATCTACGTTTTTATGAAGCTAAAACTCCTTTTGTAAGAGGTATATTTTCTACTGATAAAGAAAAGTATAAGCTTGGTTTTAAAGAGCCTAATGGTGTTGAATCTTCTAAATCTTGGGGTTCAACAGTTCTTTCTGTTAGTGCAATGAATAATCCAAACTGTGCTATTGGTAAGGATGCAGTTAAAGTTAAAGTTGAAGAGCTTTCTACTATGGAAAACTTTGATGACTTTATGGATGTAACTGAACCTGCAATGCGTACTGGTTCATATACAACAGGTATGTTACTTGCTTGGGGTACTGCTACTAAAGGTAATATGCAAACTTTTGAACAAAATTTTTATTCTCCAGAAGCATATAAGTTTATGCCTTTTGAGAATGTTTGGGATAAAGATATGCGTAGTGAAACTTGTGGATATTTTAAACCTTATTGTTGGGGTCTACAAGGTGAAATTCAAGGCATGAAAGCAATGGATAAAGATGGCAATAGTGATTTAGCTGTTGGCATTAGAATTGCTGAACATGAAAGAGAAGTTAAAAAGACTACTTCTAAAACATTTAGTGAGTATATAAATTATCTTGGACAATATGCTAATTATCCTGCTGAATCTTTTAGTTCTACAACTGAAAATCTATTTAATAGTGAAGAGCTTTTAACATGGGCTGAAAGACTTAGAACTGATAATTCATTTAGATTTTATGTTGATGGTAAAATTATTGAAGATGAAGAAGGAAATGTTAGATTTAAAACTAATGAGCGTTGTCTAGCAGAAGGTGGAAAGTTTAATGAAACTGTATTTGCTTATATAGAAAACGTTCCTCGTAAATCACATGAACATCCTCATGGTTGTATAAGACAATGGTTTGCTCCTCAAACTCTAGAATATGTTGATAAAGATGGTAAACGTAAACGTGGAGTGCCTGAAGGTTTATATAGTATATGTTATGATCCTGTAGGTATTAATAAAGAGAATAGAGAACTTACTAATAGACATTCTCATAATTCTATTTATGTGTTTATGAACCCTCATGCTATTAATAATTTTAGAGGAAAACTTGTTGCAACATATTATGGTAGACCGGAAAAACTTGAAGAAGCTGATAGAATATGTTTAAATCTAGCAAGACTTTATAATTGTATTGGTACTACTTGTGTTGAAACAAACCGTGGTGAAACTGTAAGTAATTTTACTAAATGGAAAGCTTTAAAGTATTTAGCTAAAGATCCTGTATTTGTTTTTGATACTAGTGTAAAAGGTGCAGTAAGTAATAATTATGGTATAAGCATGGGTGATGGTACTCGTAAACTTGAAGGTTTACGTTTGCTTAAAGAAATGCTTTATACTGAAGTTGGTAAAGATGAATTTGGTAATCCTCTTAGAATGTTTCAAACAATTTATGATTATCAAACAATTCTTGAAATTATTAAATGGAATAATATAGGTAACTTTGATAGAGTGTCTTCTTTGATTATTAGAGCTGTTGAAGTTCGTGCAATGGATATTATTGCTGAACAACAAATTCAACGTAGAAAACGAGTTGATACTTATGATGAGTATTCTACTAATATAATGAGAAGAGATTGGT